GAGATGGCAGGTTTTAATCTTCTCTGGGCTAATGAATTTATCGCCGAAGCTCGTAATACCTATAGAGCTAATCACCCAGGAGTTATTCTTACCGAGGACGATATTCGTCAGATTACGGCGGAAGAAATCCTTAAGACTTTAGGGCTAGAAAAGGGAGAGCTAGACTTATTCGAGGGTTCTCCTCCCTGCTCGAGCTTCTCGACCGCTGGCATACGTGAGAAGGCGTGGGGGAAAGTTAAGAAGTATTCCGATAGCGAGCAACAGGCGGACGACCTCTTCTTCGAGTATTCGCGCCTAGTAGAAGGATTACAACCTAAGGTCTTTATCGCCGAGAACGTTACCGGCTTAGTTAAGGGAAAGGCTATCGGCTACTTTAAGCTAATCCTTAAGGAGCTAAAAGCCGCCGGATATACCGTAGAGGCTAAAATCCTCGACGCGAGCTATCTCGGAGTCCCGCAAGCTCGTCAGCGCCTAATCCTTATCGGCGTCCGTAACGACCTCGTAGAGAAATTCGGCGTAAAGCCTGAGTTTCCTAAACCCTTTACCTATCGCTACTCCTATAACGACGCCGTAGCTACCCTAGATAAGCCCGAGGATCCGTTTATCGACCCCGAGACCGGATACTCGATAGCTCTCGGTAACGCCGTCGGGAAAGAGTGGGAGAACCTAAAAGAAGGCGGACAGAGCGAGAAATACTTTCAGCTCGTTAAACCTTACGCTTATAAGCCTATCGGGACTATTACCGCCTCGGGAGGAAACGTAGGACTCGCTTCTATTACCCACCCGTACGAGAAGCGGAAGTTTAACCTTAAGGAATTACGCCGCGTCTCTAGTTTCCCCGACGACTTCGAGCTAACGGGTACTTTCGCGCAACGGTGGGAGAGAATCGGTCGAAGCGTCCCTCCTCTTATGGCTAAAGCGATAGCCGAGACTATTCGAGACTCGATACTCCGTAAGGTTACAATGTAATCATGAGCGAACCCGAAGTAATTACCCTCGACGCCGAGCTAATCGAGAAGGAGCGACAAGTCCTTCGCTACCGTCAAGCGGGATTAACTTTTGACCAGATAGCGACTCGTTTAGGTTACGCCTATCCCTCCGGCGCTCACGCGGCGTTTAAGCGGGCTATGGATAGGATTAAGGACGAAACCCTAGCGAACGAGGGAAGAGCGCTTCATAGAGCGAGACTCGAGACGGCTTTATCGGCGATATGGAATAAGGTTCTCGCCGGAGACTTACAAGCTATCGACCGTATGCTACGAATCCTCGAACGCGACTCGAAGCTCTACGGACTAGACGCGCCTATTAAGACCGAGACGGAGGTGACCCAATATGACGGAAACCTTCTACGAGAGAGAACACGCGAGATTATCCAAACTATACGAGCGGTACGAGAATCGTCGGATAGCGTGGGAGACGGATCTAGCGAGACCCGAGCAATTACCGAGTGACGACGAAGATTGGTCTATCTATCTCTATCTAGCGGGTCGCGGAGCGGGTAAGACTCGTACCGCCGCCGAGTGGCTAGCGTGGGAAGCTCTATCGAGGAATAACACCCGTTGGGCTATCGTCGCTCCGACCTTTAGCGACGTTCGAGACGTCTGCGCCGAAGGTGAGTCCGGAATTATAAATATCCTCCGTAGCTACGGGGCGCTCGCCGACTATAACCGCTCTCAGGGTCAGATTACGCTCTCTAACGGATCGCGGATAAAGCTCTTCTCCGCCGACGAACCCGACCGCCTTCGTGGACCTCAACACCACGGCGCTTGGTGCGACGAACTAGCCGCGTGGCGCTATCCGGATACGTGGGACCAGCTCCAATTCGGTTTACGTCTCGGCGACCACCCGAGAACGATTATTACGACGACGCCTCGACCTATCCCGCTTATTCGTAACCTATCGGGGAGAACCGACGGAACCGTTAAAGTCGTTCGAGGCTCTACCTTCGATAACGCCGCTAACCTCGCTCCGCAAGCGCTCTTAGAACTAAAGGCTCGCTACGACGGAACTCGTTTAGGTCGGCAGGAGCTATACGGAGAAGTCCTCGAAGATACCGAAGGCGCTCTATGGACTCGAGCCTTAATCGAGGAAGCTCGTATACGTCCCGAGGACGCTCCGCCTTACTACCGAATCGTCGTCGCTCTCGACCCTGCCGTAACGAGCGGGGAATCGTCGGACGAAACCGGAATTATCGTCGCGGGCGCTACGCCTGACGGTCACTACTACGTTCTCGAGGACGCGACTATGAAAGGCTCTCCGGAGCTATGGGCGCGTAAAGCCGTCGAGCTATATCGAAAGTGGAAGTGCGATCGAATCGTCGCCGAAGTTAATAACGGCGGAGATATGGTCGAAGCAGTCTTGCGTCAGGTCGACTCAAGTATTCCGTATCGAAAGGTAACGGCGTCTCGAGGTAAGAAGGTTCGCGCCGAACCCGTCTCGGCTCTTAGCGAGCAGAAGCGTTTACATATGGTCGGAGGATTTCCTAAACTCGAAGATGAGTTAGTCTCGTGGCAACCGGAATCGAATACTTCGCCTGACCGCATGGACGCTATGGTCTGGGCGATAACCGAGTTAATGGGCGGCTCCGTCGCTATGCGTTCTCTTTCGTTACTTGCGGATTTCTGCCCGTCGTGTAGATTACCTTTACAACGCGGAACTAAATTATGCCCGCGGTGTAATCACGCTATCATTACTACTGCCTAATTACGAGGGGCATTACCTAAGGAGAAACCGTGGGTCTATTCGACCGTTTCGCTAAAGCAGTAGCAGATAATATAAATAAAGCTCCGTCTAACTTACCCGCAGGAACGGTAACTATGACGGAAACCGAAATGCAGACTTCGGCGCAACAAAACCGAAACGTATACGGTCAGCAAGTCCCTCTACCTCGTAACCCTCTTATGGCGGGCGTTCCCTTTGGTCCGGGTATGCCTATCCTTCCGGGCGCTATTAACCCTCTTCGTCCTGACGGTCGTCCCGATCCACGCCGCTACGAATACCAAGTAGCGCAGAACCTTAATATCGGAAGCGAGCAGAAGCTCGTACAGTTTAAGACGCTTCGCGGAGCCGCCGAGCAAATAGATATCGTCCGTCGTTGTATCGAAGTATTAAAGGCGAAAATCTCCGGACTCGATTGGGATATTGTAATCGCCGAGGACGCTTCGGAAAAGATTATCGCCGAAATTGGCGGAGACCACGTTCGCGCTATGTCCGTCGCACGAGATAAATTCTCGGACGAGATTTACCGACTTCGTAAATTCTGGGAGAACCCAGACCGCGCTAACGGTTTAACTTTTATTGACTGGATGATGATGTCTCTCGAGGAAATCCTCGTACTCGACGCGTGGGCTATCTGGCCTCAAAAGACCGTCGGCGGAGACTTATACGGATTCCAAATTCTTGACGGCTCGACTATTAAGCCTATGCTCGACGAACGCGGTATGCGTCCTATGCCTCCGCAAGCGGCGTACCAGCAAATCCTCTATGGATTCCCTCGCGTCGAATTCCAAGCTAACTCGGACGACCCTCAGGCAGACGGCGAATTTACCGCTGACGACCTAAGCTATTTCGTACGAAACCGTCGCGCTAACTCGGTCTACGGTTCGTCTCCGGTCGAGCGTTGCCTACCTATCGCCGACCTTTACCTTCGTCGCCAACAATGGCTTCGCGCCGAATATACCGACGGCGTAGCTCCGGAGATGATGTTAACTTCTGACGCAGACTTCGGTAACGATCCGCTCGTTATGAAGCAATACGAGGCGATTATTAACGATAACCTCGCGGGACAGACCGAGCAACGTAAGCGCGCTCTTATTCTCCCTGCGGGTCTTAAGCCTCAAATGTACGAAGGCTACGGAGAGAAGTTTAAGGATACGCTCGACCACTACCTACTCGAGTCGATTACCGGTCACTTCGGCGTTCTTCCTACCGAAATCGGATTCTCTTCTAAGGGTGGACTCGGAGCTTCGGGTCACCAGCAAGGCGAAGCGGAAGCGGCGCAATCTATCGGCGTAGCTCCTCTCGCTCAGTGGATTTCTAAAATGCTTACGAATATCTCCTATACCTATCTCGGTATGCCACGCGAGCTAGAGTTTAAGTTTATGGTCGACGAAATCCGCGATAACGAAACCTCTGCTAAGAAGGCAGACCTCGAACTACGCGGAGCGACTAAGACGATTAACGAGCGCCGTAGCGAACTCGGTCTACCGCTTCTTGATACGCCAGCCGCCGACCAACCTATCCTCGTAGCGGGTCAATCGGTCTTTATCTTTAGCCCTGACGGAATTATTAACGCGACCTCTTCTACCGGAGCGCCGGAGAACGTCGATAACGAAACCGATCCGATAGCTCCTACTTCGCCGGACTCGACCGACCACCCTGCCGAAGAGAAGCCAGAAGCTAAGCCTTTACCTAGCGAGACTAACCCTTTACCTAACGACGCCTCGAAAGCGGGAGTCCCGTCTAAGGCGGAAGTTAAGGACGCTCTCTCGAAGCTCCATATCCTCCCTAACGCGGCAGGAGACCACCCTGTATCGGATAACCCCGAAGCTCTTTCGGACTCCGTATCTAGCCCGTGGTCTATCGTCGAGACCGAGAACGGTAACTATCCCGTCGACCCTGACGTCTGGTCTAAAGCGCAGTTAACTCTCGTAAACGTAAAAGACCTTTACGGAACCGATACCGCTCTCGACCGCTCTAACGTCGCCGACCATATCGAGTCTATGGGACAAGCCCTAACTCCTTATCGCGGCTATCCTCTCGTATACGACGACGGCGAGAAGCAAATCATTATCGACGGTCACCACCGCCTCTTCGCTATGTGGCTCTTAGGTATGGAGCAAGTACCCGTCTGGCTCGGTACTCCCGATAACGCTAAGGAAGCCGCTAACGAGGTTAAAGCCTTTATGAAGTGGTCGAGTAAGGGTAAGCGCGCTCGCCAATTCGAGTTTAAGCACCTCGATCCGATAGTCGGAGACGCTCTTAACCGGTGCTACTTCGACGGTGATATCGAGACTATGAAATCGTTAGCGAAGGCTTATACGGCGTGAAGTGGGGAGCCGATTTAGTAGGCGAGAGGATTGCGGCTAAACACGCGATAAAGATACGCGCCGCTTTAGTCCAGAGCGTCGACTCGACGGCTATCGTACGAGACTATCTACAGACCCACCCGGTCGTAACCGAGTTTATGTCTCACGACCGCGCTCGAGCTAGAGCTTGGGCTATTCACGCGGTAAAGACGGATAGTAAGACTCTTAAAAATATCCTCTCGCGCCTCTACGCCGAAATGTATTCGACCGGACAGGCGAGCGCCGAAGATTACGTTTACCGAACCGTAAAGGCTCGTAAGAAGTCTAACCTCTCGATTAACTGGGATAACTGGCAACCCGGAAACCGAGCGGCTTCGGCTCTTATCGCTCCTAGCGGCGGGCTAAAAGGACTACTCGATAGAGCGGATATCGTTATTAAGTCGATTAACGAAACGAGCTACGACTTACTCGGTACTCAGCTCGCTAACGGTATCGCTATCGGAGCTTCGTCTAAGCAAATCGCGGGAATGATTAACGACGCTCTCGGCTCTACTCCTCGCGCTCTCGTAATCGCTCGTACCGAAGGCTCTCGAGCTTCTAACGCGGCGGCGGCGGATACGTATAACGCTATGGGAATTAGCCAATGGGAGTGGTCGGCTACGGATCCCGTTAACTGCGACTGCGTAGATAACGACGGCGAAATCGTCGAAATGGGTCAGGAGTTTCCTTCGGGAGACTTACAACCTCCGGCGCACCCTAATTGCGTCTGTAAAGTCTTACCCGTTGTCCCTGACTCCGTAACCTTAGATTCTCTACAGACGTATACCGAGCAGAGCGCTCCTTCCGATATGACTCTTGGCGGAATTATCGGAGCTTCGCAAGGATTTACCGATAACGCAAATACCGACGACGGCGAAGGTGATAGTTACGCAACCTTCGCACCGCCAAGCGTAAGTAACGTAAAACCTCTACAATCTAACTCTAAACGCAGATAAGGAAATCCTATGGCGCTAAATCATACAAATATCACGGTAGGTACTACTCCGACCCTTCTCGTAACTATGCCTAATGGCGTCGGTTATGTAGCGGTACAAGTAAATAACCGCGATAGCGCGGCTGTTTTCTTAGGTGATTCTGCGGTTACTAATACCGTAGGTATTAACGGCGGACAGAA